TAGCAGTTTGAAAAACTAAGATGCAAGTGTTAAGATTGCTCGTTTCTACCTACGTCTTCTCTTGTTTTTTTCATATCAGACTGCATTTCGTCTCTCATTTTCTGAAACTCAACTTTTAACATTCCTCTTAGGAGTTTCTGTTGTGCTTCAGTTTCAAGAACATCTTTTCGTATTTCGTTACCAGCATCTCCAACTTTCATCTTAATACCCGCTTGTACTAATTGACGTTGAAGAGTTTCGATTGTTCCGTCTTTTTCTTTTACTAATTCTTGTATAGATTGTAATTGACCTTGCATTTGCGACAACATAGACTTTCTTTCTACTATTTTGTCTTTGTTTCTAATGTCTGTTTCAGCTAACATTGCAACATCATCAATTAATCCAGATTGATACCACCTAAAGTATTCTTCTAATAATGCCCATCTATTCAATGGTAATGTTGCACCAGCAATGATTCGTACATCAAATCTAGCAGCTGCATAATCTTTATATTTACCAATTGCTTTTCCATAATCATTATATAGATTAACATTAATTCTTACTTCTTTTTCTTCTTGGTTGCCACCCTCTGGTTGCACAATCCTAAATACTTTTTCAATATTGTAGTGTTTCTGAGCCATCATCTTAAATACTCTACCTATATGTTCTAGTGATGGTTCTACAATACTATTCATCCATGCTTTTAATCTTCTAGTTCCAAACTCATCATTTGCTAGTAATCCACGATATGTTTCTGCTTGGTCTTGAGAAAATCCCATCATTGCAGATGGTACTCCACTAATATATTCTGCATCTGTCTTACCTTGTTGAACTACTGTAAAAAATGCATTATTGATAGGTGCTGGTTGTATTGGTGTGGGAGGGGAAAAACCTGGCCTGTACTTTAACAATGCGCCTGGCGCTGATGAATACTTTTCCCACTCATCTTCTGGTACAGAACCTTCTTCATACATCCATCTAAGATTAGAAGAAAGGTTTGCATTATGTAACATTATTTGATGAGCTTTGTTTATTTCTTGTTGTTTTCCTATTAATGGAGTTACAGCACTCATAGCGAATGGAGTTCCTGTGTACATATATGGAATAGGTATTATAGGATACTCACTAATTGGTATTGTTTGTTCAAACAAAAATGTATCATCTCCTACACTACAAGTCTTTATTATTCTATTTTCATAAAACTCTATTGAATCAACAATGTTCTTTTTAAAATTTTTATCTTTTTCAAATTCAAGATACTGAGATTCAGACATTACTTGTTCTTTAATTATAGTAGCTTCAGACCTTGCTTGAGATATTAATTCCATCTCTTTTTCTTGTATTCCTTGAGCTGCCATTCTTTGAGAATTTTCAATCATTAACTTTGCTCTTTCTGGAATTACCTCACCTTCTTGAACTTGTTGTTCTATCTGTAATTGTTTTTCAACTAACTGAACTTCTATTTCTTGTTTAAATGCCTCTAATTGTTCTTGAACTGCTTCTTTTAACATTAATAGTTCAGATTCACTAGGTTCAATTTTTATATAAACATTGCGATATTTAAATTTTTTCTTTGAGTATGTTTCGTAGTATGGAATAATATCGTCATCCTCTGCATCCATATTAACACCATAAGTTAAATCTTCTGGTTGTATACTATCCGTAAATTCTACGTCTCTCTGAGAATACGATACGACATCACTTCCTTTTGTTACTTTTTTAATCTTTGCTTGAAATTGAGGTAACATATTCATGAGCCTTGCTCTTGATATGTTTTTTCTTATCTGTATAAAAGCTGCGTCTCTAAATAAAAAATCTCTACTCGCTGGGTCTACAAATACATCGTATGGGTCTATTCTATTAAATCGGACCTCCCCCATTCCTCTATCTGCATCTTTATCTATATCTACAAGGAAATATCCCAATCCTTTTGTAAGTGAGTCTAGTATAACTTGACTATACAAAGACTTACCATTTGATAAATACCAACAATAATCTGCAACATCTGAATGTACTTGCGCTACGTCTACGTCATCTCCTGTTGCTCCTACAGCTTTCCATTTAGGGTTATTGGCAGTAACAAAGTATTTCATTATCTCTATAATAGGAGTTATTCTATTTATAGTAAATGTTGGCATACCAGATTCTTCCAACATAGTTTTTTCGTCTTTAGTTAGTTGTTCATTAAGATAAAAATCATATCCTTTCTGACTAACTGTTTGCCATCTCTGTCTATGAGAGTTATTTGCTTTATCCCATATCTGTTTGTTTACTTGTGCTTTTGATTTTTTAGTTATTCTTGCCATTAATCTTTTATCTCCACATGAACTAGGTCGTCAAATCTATTATCGTTAATATCTCCATCAGAATCCCAATCTCCACCCCAACGAATATTGACACCCATTGCTTGACCTAATCCTCTTAACATTCCACCCATGTAGTGAAACATTTCTCTGTCTTCCCAGTTTATCGGGTAAGGAGCGAGGTCAACAGCTTTTCCTTCTATGTGTTTGGAATACTTAGTTTTAGTTTTCCCTTGTGCTAACAATTGCTCTTGCCGCTCCTTACTCCGTAATCCTTCGATAATAGTAACATCCATTATCTTTATCAATTCATTAAGAACATTAACAAGTCTAGCATCAACACCTTTAAGTCTTTCTCTACTTCTCTTACCAAATTTGTACATTATGCCACCAACCAACTTTTCGCTTTTCTTTTTGGTTTAAACCAACTTTTTTTCTCCTTATCTTTTTTCATATTAGGAGGAAAAGCGTGTATTTGTGAGTAATAAAGGCTCTCAATTGTATCATCGTGAGCCATTTTAGGGCCGAAAGTAAGGATTTCGTTAATTAAATCAAACATATTTTTCCTTAAATGCACAGTTCCTGTACTAAAACGTGCTGAAAGTCCAGAATAAATGCGATTTCTTTTCTGAGTTCCGCCAGGTTTTTCTGGAATAACAGAAATATCAAACTTATTTAGTCTTCTTCTTTCATCGTTTAATGCTTGAAATATACTTCTATTCATCGCTACGTCTTCTACAGTTGATGACATACAATTATATTTTTGATGAAGTTCTAGTATAATATCCACCACTCCTTTCTTACCTATTATTTCTCCTGTCTCTGGATTCTTAGAACCAATCGTAGGAATACTTCGATGTCTTTCATATTCTAATACATATAGTTCATTGTTTGCATCAATAGCTATTACAGTAATAACAGAAAAGTCACTATGCTTTGTGTCAATATCCGTAGCGGGGTCACAACCAATGAATGTATTAACAGGTATATCAATACTATCTTTAACAATATAATTAACGCCATCTTCATGTTTATAGTATCCATTCCAATACTGTATATGTTCTCTTCTCCATATTGCATCCTCTTCTGATTGTACTTCCATCATATATTCTTGGTAGAACTTTTGAGGTTGTCCAGAATCTGCATAGAACTTTTTCTTTTCTTCTATTTTAGAATATGGAAACCATCCTTCCCACAATGGTGTTTTATCATCTATTAATGCTTTGTATGTAATTACTTTCCAAGCAAACTCTTTGTTTTCTTTCTTTGCTTTAGCATACTTATTTATTAATTGATTTATAAATGAGTCGTAATGTACAGGAGTACCATTAACACGCAACCGACCAGTATGAGGTTCAATAGCAGGATACACAACAGCAGTAACAAGGTTAGCGTTCTTATCTCTGGCTTCCTTCGTAATAGTGTTGGCCTCATGCTCGAAGTCATCGAGTACGATAAGGTCATATCTTTTATGTAGTTTCGCACCTCCTCTAATTCCCGCCACATTGCTCTTACTAATAAGTTTACACCCATTTGCTAACTCTATATCTTCTTCTGTCCATTTCTTTCCTTTCATCTGTCCAAAGTAATATTTTATGGAGTCGTTGTTTTCTAAGTGGTATTTAATATAATCCATGTTACCCACACTAAGTTTCTGTGTAGCGGATACCCATGCATAAAATAAAAAGTTTTCTTTTGTTGCAAATACAAAGTCTTTTATAATAGATGCTTTTGTAAGAACTGTTTTTCCATGTCCTCTAGGAACAATGATTGCAGTTTGCTTTATGTTCTTGTCATCTATTGCATCTGCAATCTCATAATGAAAGAATGGAGTTTCAGACCTCATAAAGTCATCTGGTAAAAATAACTTACCAAACGATATAAGGTCTTTATATGCTAATCGTAATGCTTCTTCAGCTTTGCTTACGTTCTGACTGTTTATATTTGCCATCTAAGTATTTACTAAACTTATCATCTAACTTTTGCATTTCAATAAAATCATTCAATAATGTTTCTGTTATTCTAAGTCTTTCTGTAACAAATTGCAATTGAGTATATATGCTTTGTATAGAACGTCTCATATCGTGTTTTGTTATTGTATTTTTCTTTTTCATGTTGTCTCCATCTTTTCTGGTACTTCAATTATGTCTATTACTTTACGAATCCTTAATATATCGTAATATGTTTTTGATGACATATCATAAAGTATGTATTCTTTTTTTACTCTATTGTTTAATTTTTTTAATAATATAATAGCTTCGTCTAGTTCCATCTTGTCTGGAACATCATCTAATGCATCAGTCCATTTTTCTCTATTCATGATTTTCTTAAAAACTTTAAATATTCACAAGCAATTTCTGGATTAAATATTGTAGTTACTAATCTATTGTCATCGTCATCGTATCTAGGGTCTATAATAGTAACTGGGCAATTAAATATATTTTTATCGTCTAATCCTAGTTTGTCTGCATAACTATCCATTATTTTAAATGATGCTACTTGCAATGCATGAGATATAAGTCCTGATGATGGGTCTTTCAATACTTGATACCCTGAAACATGAGTATGTCCACAAGTAAGTATGTGGTCTTTCCATCCCATCTGAGCTGCTTTTGCAACACCATGAGCAGTATTCCACATAGAATTACCTTTAAATGTATGCCTAGCATTTATAGTAACTTCTTTACCATTGGGAAAAATAAGGTTCATTCTTGCACCGAACCTTTCATATAAACCCTTATGGTCTCTCATAATAAATTCTAGTGGGTCTCCATCTCCACTCCATACATCATGATTACCAGCTACTAAGTATAACCAATTTAATTTATTAACAAAGTATTCAGTAAGTTTCCATGATTCTTTTGCAGACGTAGATTGTTGTCCATACAATGCTTGTAGCCTTCCTATCCAATTGTTTTGTATGTCTCCTAAATTACCAGCAAACATTCCTTCCGTATCATTGATAAGGTCTATATACATTAATATTTGAGATAAATCTGTGCCATCGTCATCTACATGAGGGTCTCCAAAATGTGCAATACCGATTGGACCGTCAATATTTATTCTTATATCTACAAGTCTTCTACTTTCTTTTGATTTCTTTTTTTGTCTGTATGCCTTTTTTCTAAAATCTATAATATCTTCTATAGGCATTAACTCTGGGTCTCTATCGGCAACTTTAAATGGTGAGGGTTCAATTATAACAGGATTCAATGTTTTTCTACCACAAGAATTACATTGCCATTGTTGTTTTTTTATATCTTTTCTATAATGGAATCCATCTTTTCTTATATTTCTAGCACCGCACTTAGGACATCCTATAATATTACCATCGTCATCTTTTCTAAATTCATCAACTGTTTGTTTAATTGTCGTGTTTGAGTTCCCCATTTCCGCCCTCTGATATTTGTTTTCTAGAAGCGCCTTCTAATTGTTCTTGTGAAAAACCTTCAAATACACCTAGAAGACCTACTTCTTTTTGTTTAACATTGTTACCTGACGTTCCAACTATCTTACCTAGTTCTTTGACAGATTGCAATGTTATGTTATCATCTTCACTATAATCAGCAAGATGTTTTAGTTTACTAAGTATATACTCGTGGTCTATACCTAATCCTTTTGCGACATCTAACACAGACTTTTGTATTTCTTCCATTACCCTTTCCTGTTTTAATAATACAGTTGCTTTCTTTCTTGCTTTTTGGTCGTTTACTTCTTTGTAGGCATTTTTGTATGCTTCTACAGCCCCCATACCTACTACGACATTTGTAGCAAATTGTCTTTCTTTGTTTGTTACTTTTGTTCTTTTATGTATTCTTTCTGATGTGTTTTTAATTTTAGTGGAGAATGTATATCTATTTGGATGATTATCAAAGTCTGTATCCATCTTTGTAGATTCTTTGTTTATAAAACTACCTACAATAGTACGAACCCATCCTTTTGCATAATTGTAGTTTTTTGAATCTCCATGATGACTTACGCCATTTTTTACTTTTAGCAACTGGACTATCCTATCATCATCACTATATACCCAATCGCCTTCGTTAGCTTTTCGCCAATCTGGATGAACTACTGTATTTGGATATGTCTCTCTAAACTCGTCTATATCTTCGTAGACATAATGTTCTACGTCTTTAATTTTTCTTTTTTCCGCCATTCTAATGTTGATTTTGTTAATAACAATACTTGAGCAGATAAGTCGTCAATTAAGTCTCCTACTTCTTTAGGTACAAAAAATATCTCGTCATCTATTTCTAGAGGAACTAAATCCATAGATAATCTCTTCAAAATCTTTTCTTGTTCCGTTAAGGATAAGTTTGATAGTCCTTCTATTAACTGCGACATTTATACACCTTTTATTTTATCCCGACCCAACCACCCATTAAGTTAAACTATTAGTCAATACTATACAAGTAAAACCCCCAGTTATTTAGTAGAAAAATTGTAGGATTTTGATATGTAGCCTTTTTCCCATTATATACCCCCTATAAGGGGGATTTGCTAAATAACTTTTCAGTTATTTTTCATTTTGATTATTACTTTAGTAATTAATTAATTAACAGTCTAATAAGGAGAATATTATGACGAATGGCAAAGTAACAGAACTTCGACCCTTAGTTACAAGGCAAGATTTTCTTAATGAAGCTACTAGGCTTAGAACCATTGCAGTTCACAAGCACCAACTTGCTCCGATAAGCAATAAAGGTACTTGGGATAGATACAGTGGGCAAACTTCTTTAACCAAGAATCAAATCATGGGTGGTTTACAATCTGATTTGCAGTTTCTTGACAGCATGTGCAAACAAGCTGGTGAAGGTAGTATCTTCGCTGAAGAAGAGCCTATTGTAATCCAGCCATTAGCAGCTGAGTAATGAGGATGGGAGTGAAGTTTAGTAGCTCCCACAACCTCTTTAATTAATCTATTACATTTAACTGTGTGATATAAAGTGTATAACTGCTCAAGTGTCGTGAGAATATGATGTGTATCTACTAAATAATATAAAGTCTAACATACAGACAATAGGGATTATTACTTCTATTTTTACGATAACTTGGGTATTAACTTATAAGGAGCAGTTCAAGAGTCTAAAGCGTAGATATGACACGGCATCCACTTCGCCTAAAGTAATGTGGTCTATGCAAAAATTTTAATTAAAGGAGAAGTAAATATGTACACAGGAAATTGGTTTAAAGATAATTATCCAGACTTAGTAGTTGATGCTTATAACGAGGGGAATGTATTAGTTATAGAAATTCCTCATGGCAGGATAAAGATTATGCCAGAGCATCGCAAGCCTAGGCGTAACAAAAAGAACCTTCGTAGCTAAGTTGGTTCTTAGGTTTTTAATGTAGTGTAGTTTTCCCTCTAATAAAACTGCACGATGACAATATAAAGAGCAAGGTCGCTCACTCTGATAGTTACTCCATTCTATCTGATATGACTTAGTTACGGCTATAACTGATACAGTAAATGCCGATTCGCAATGGCTTTGGAATGTCTTGCTCTTTTTAATTTTAGGAGGTTACTATGACAAATCAAGAAATTCATCCACATAGTTGTTCCTGTGGAGACCCTGTGATAAATCATGCTCACGAGCATCCAGAGTTAGGATGTGTTTGCTTGACTTGTGGATTAGGTGAAGAAGTAGTGTTTGATGAAGATTTGGTAAAATATTTAGAAATGATGATAAAGTTGGTTGAAGACCCTAAAACAACAACAAGATTTGACCATGTAAGAGGAGCTGTAGAGCAGAGAGAATTGATGGTATTATATCTAAATAAAGCAATAGAGATAATTACGTTAGGAAAACCTAAGAAATAATATTTGAGTGTACTTCGGTGGTTAACGCGTAACCAGCTGTAGAAAAACGGCTCCCTACATTGCGCAGGGTCATGTACCGAATTCATGTGAGGATAAGGCCGAAGGCACTCAAAGATTTTAAAAATGGCTCAACAATTGTTTAGATTGATGTTTCAGAATATTAACGACGTGAAATTAAAATACACAAAGGTTGAGCCAGAAGTTTACAGGCACTGTTCTCTTTCTTATATCCACAACTACAGTATACAGAAAAGGACTCCGCATCCTTAGAGCAGTGCCTTATCTTTAAGAAAGAGTAGCACTAAGTCATATGGATATGTAGTGTGAAAAAGGTCAGACCTCTCTTTCTTTATTGCCTATCTAACGCAACAGTTTACTTACTCCATTGGTGCTGTGGCTCCGTTACTATCCGTTGGAGTCGGATGTAGGCAAAAATTTTTAACACATACAAAGGAGAGCAAATGAACATAATAGTAGCACTATTTATAGCAGTCGCATTTGTATATGGACTGTATCAACTAACAATAGGAGATGAAAATGAGTAAAGCATTATTACACCTTATGCATAAAGACGAAATATTCTTGTATATGGTAGATAAACAAGAGTTATTAGTCCATGCACAAAAGAATCCAGAAGCAAACAAGATGTTAATACCAAAATTGCAAGGTGCAATAGAAACTTGTAAGTATGTATTAGGTTTTGACTACATAAACAAAAAAGGAGAAGAAAATGCAGAATCAAGTGATAAGTAAAGGAGTAGCAAGTACGAGTAAAGAAGCTTATATAGAGCTTAATGAGAGTGGTGTTGGTGATACTCAAAGAGAAAGAATACTTTATCAAGTAAATAGTCATTTTAGAATTCATGATGAAGGATTAACAAACAGAGAAATTTGTAATTTGACTGGATATGAAATAAATGCGGTTAGTGGAAGAGTAAATGATTTAAAGAAAGATGGTATGTTGGAAGTAGATAAGAAAAAAAAGTGTTCAATAACTGGTAAAAAAGTAAATACTGTTATACCAATGAACGTAATGCTTCAAGAAAGTTTCAATAAAATGAGACTATTACTTGGCATATACAAGTATAAAAGAGTAAAGATAGTAAAAGATGAGCATGGAGATTGGATACTAAGTATATCTAGACATCAACAGCTAGAAGAAAAACACTATCTTAGTATTCAAGTCAATACTGGATTGAGATTAATACAAAATCGTTGGGAAGACTCTTGTACTGGATACTGTTACAACTACACAATACAAAAAGTAAGAGGAGAGATATGAAGTATGAACAACTAAATGGTATTAAGAGAGCATTAGCAGATGGAAGTAGTTTGATTGGTCATGTGGATTTGATACCTATAAGTCTTGTAAGAAAGTTTGGAGAACCATCGTGGAGTGGAAATGGTAAGTCATCTGGAGAATATATATTTAGGTCTACAAACAATGACGATATTATAATCACATTGTATGAATGGAAATGGACAAAATATTACGAAGAAGACAATCCGTATACTGTAAAACAATTTTGGAAACATTGTTATCCAATAAGGTTCAATGTCGCTGGATTCAAAAAGTCACATCTTATTGATTTTGAACAATGGATTAAGCGTGCTGTAAAGTAATGGTATGTGGACAGATATGGCGGCTAATTAACACTTCATCTAGTACGGGGCCCTCACGAAGTCACTTAATTAGTCGTCTGTCTGTTGACTATAAGTATTGATATTATTAAATTTAGGAGACATATAAGGAGAGAAATATGGACATTGAAAGCATTTATAATGCCTACCTAAAAGAAGAAGAAAAGACTAAGCAAAGAGATAAGAATGTATTTCATGCTTCGTCTGCTGGTTCTTGTTACAGAAAACAAATGTATTCTTATTATGATTATCCATCTGATGTAAAAGATGATAAGTCATATAGATTGTTAAGACTTGGAACTATTGTGCATAAAGATGTTGAAAAAGCATTAATGAGTTATGCTGCTAAAGTAGGAGAGATGAATCCTAATACTGATGTACCAATAACTAGAGGTATCCATTTTGAAGAAAAAATTAAGTTAGAACAATTAGAAGTATCTGGTACATTTGATGCTGGTGAAAGAATAGTAGATACTATCAATGATACTGTTGAATTTAATTTATATGATTTGAAGACAGCAGCTGCTTACAAGTGGACTACTAAGTTTGGTAGAAAACAAAATAGAGTTGCTGATTCTGATTTGAATTACAAACTTCAATTAGGTACTTATGCTTTAGGAATAAGGCATAGATACAATCCAGATAGAATCAATATGTATCTAGTGTGGTACAACAAAAATACATCCCAGATGAGAGAACAACTAGTTTCTCCAGAATGGATAAACAAAGCTCTTGAGTATTGGGAAGAAGTATATGAAATAAAAGAAGACTTAGGCAAAGCATTTGAAACAGAACTAGAACCTATGATTACATACGGAGTACCTATGCAAGATTGGGAATGTAGTTACTGTCAATTTGAAAGCATATGCCCAAGCACATTATCTAAAAAGAAATAACAAAGGAAACACAATGGAAAACAACACACCTATCATAGTTGATGAGTCTATGTTGTCAACTACTGATGAAATAAGAAAAGCAATCACAATAAAACACAAGAAAGTTTCATTTATGAAAACTCCTAAACCATATGTTAAACAAAAACAAGGTATGGATTATGTAGAGTATTCGTATATGAGAGAAGTTGCTGATAAAGAATGGCCAGGTTGGTCTTGGGAGATTATAAATACCGAAATGCATGGCAGTGCTGCTTATGTAGTACATGGAAGATTGAAGTGGTACGATGAGGGTATTTGGCGTACAGGAGATATGGTAGCAGGTCACAGGATACAAGTAAAAAGAGGAACTGGAGAGTTTGTAGATATTGGTAACGATGTTAAAGCTGCTAATACAGATGCAATAAAGAAAGCATTTAATATGTATATGAATATTGCGGATGATGTGTATAGAAATCAAATAGAAGATATGGAACTGTCAGATGAAGAAAAGAATGATATACTTGTTCTTGCTTCAGAACTAGGAGATGACAGAATGGCATCTATACATAAACTAATCAATGATGGACAATTGAACAAAGCAAACTACAAAGGTTCAGTAAACAAACTACAAAGAGAGATAGACAATGCAAAGAATACAAACAAATGATGACGAGTATTTGGTAGAAGGTGAAGTTTATTCTGTAGGTACATCAGATGGAAGAGAGTTCAATCAGATGGTATTTACAGGAAAGAAAAACTTCAATGGTAAACCAATGATGACTTTCAAGAGATTGCAAACTGGTAAATCACTTGTGATTAATCCTTCATATCATGCTTTCAGTATGGAAGAAGAACCAGAACCATTGCCAGAAGACTTGGAATCAAGAATAGACGTAAACATACAAAACCGAATAAAAGGAGACTACAATGGGTAAAATCAAACAAAGTGACCTAGATAAACTTAAGGAGGCTGGCAAATTGTCAGCTTCTGCCGAAAAAGCACTTAAGAAAACTAAGTCAGTATCAAAGAAAACAACCACTACAAGAAGGTTTATTAAGACAAAGAATGGAACATATGTTTCACCTAGTCTTTACTTTCGTGGTGGTAGAGGACTTGAACCATCAGATGAGATGATTAAGTTTCAAGCAGAATACGACAAACTAGTAACTAAATACACAACAACGAATACTAAATAGGAGAATACAATGGCAAAAGAACTAGAAAATGTTCTATTCGATAGCAACAAGAAAGAAGCATTTGTACCAGTAGAAGAAGGTACATACTTTGCTCACATCTCAGAACTTACTACTAAAGAGATGAATACAAAGGCTGGGCCTGCTATCATTGTAAACATGGGATACACATTGGATGATAAGTGTGCTACGTTAGACCAACCAGCATATGAGATGGTAGGATACAAGCATAGATTAGATGTCAATGGTAAAAAGATTCCATTATTAGATTCAGATGGAAAACAGAAATTGATACCTTGCACTCATTTGCCGGGTAAGAAATTTTACGACAATGGTTTCTTTATCTTTACTAACAATGAATCTGCTAACAAAAATAGCAAATACTTCAAATTGCTTGATTCTTTAGGTATCGAACTTGAAGAAGTAAATGGTATGAAGAAACTAGTGTTAGTAGAAGAAGAAGATGTAATAGGTCTTCCTGTTCAGATTACACTTGAAACTCATACATATGTTACAAGAGATACAAAAGACTTGCCTATTGACCAACAAGAGAAAAGGTCTTTGTTAAAAGCAAATGAAGTAACATCATGGGAAGGTGGAGAACGTATTAGTCAAGAAGAACTTGACGACGATGTTCCTTTCTAAATAAGTTGCAACCGAGAGATATTACTTGTTAATTTTGAGACGAGGGTGGTGTGTATTCAACCCGTATACTCTCCATATATACTCGTCTCTCTCTCGGCATCACCCTCAAACAATTAAGGAGAGACAATGAAAGAATCAACTGCTTTAATTAAACTAACAAAATCTGAAATAGATTTAATAATAAATTCTTTAGAACTTACTGAAAAGTTATCTGAGCATTTCAATGGATATGATGCAGATAATATGTTTACATATAAAGTAAAACATGATTTCATTAAAATAAGAAAAGACATAATAGAAGGAGAGAACAACAATGAAACACAAAACAAAGTGGAACAGGAAACTCAAGGAAATAAAAGAGCTTGTGTTATCTGCGATGACTGATAAACCAATTTGGAAACCATCTAAAGGTTTGTCTTACATAAAAGATGTTCCTGTTGGTCAACTAGTTAAGGTTGGAAACCAAACAGCAATTGTTGTAGAACATACTGATGTATCAACAGTTATTCATTGTGTCGAATATGAAGGAGAAGATAAATCTTTTTATGTAGGTAAACATAGATGGGCAAATACAACGGAGGTCCAAACAATATGAGACAAGTTAAGTACAAACAAAATGAATATGATGCTAAAAAAGCAGATGGGTCTATAAAGTATTGTACTAAATGTAAAAAGTGTTGGGAGATAACTGTTGGCTCAGCTCAATCTAATGGTAAAAAAAGAAGAAACTTATTGTATTATGACAACTTTGTTTCTTATGGTAAAGAAAGAGAAATTTGTAAAATGTGTAAAGGAGAGTAAAATGGGAAATATAAAAGATGCAATAGAAGACATAAATAAAATGAAAGAACAAATGAATAAAGATGATTATTACGAAAAGTTGCAAATAGAACAAGAGTTGCAGATGAGGATAGATTGGTTAGAAAAAGGTTTGAAAGAAATAACTGAGCAAGAAGGTTCAAGTTATAATGAATTTGAAAATTTAAAACAAATTGCTCAATTGTATTTAGATGGAGAACCTACAACTGCTGATGAATTCAATGAGTAAGTGTCCAGCCTGTGGATTCATTCCACCAAAAAGAGGCGAAAACATAAGTCTTAAAATGAGAAACTTGATGTCAAAAAGGAGTAAGAAAACAATCGAGTCTCTCAATAAGATAGCAAAACTTATTATAAACAATGTACCTCAAGACAACAGAAATACATACTATAATTTTCTTTATGGTATTAGAGACTGTAAGGATGACATTGTGACATATTGCATAGAATCATACTATGATACTAAGGCATTTGAAAGAAATAAAGGATTTGCATATCTTAGAGTAATTATACAAAATCAATTCAAGAATAACGATAAAATACTAGAAAATGAGAGACGGAGACTTGGTTCTGTACCACCAATAATAGATTAAAGGCTCCCCATCATAGTTAAATCTTTTTTACAATGAAATAGAAAGAGGGTTATAAATGAAAGATATAATGTTGGCGCATTGGGGAGCTTTTATAAAAGGAGAAGTAAAATGATTATGATAGATTTAGCAGAATGGATAATAAATTTCTTTATATTCAGCGCAGCGGTGTTGTGTTCTGGTGTAGGAATTTTTATATTTTGTTTGATTCTTCATGCAGTATTAGACTGGATGACTATAACAATAAAGAAAGGAGGTTAGTATGAGATACTATTGGGAAGTTTTGTTTAGCACAGAATATTTTCCTTATTGGGAGTTTACAATGCTAATGATGTTGTTAATGTTGTGTAGTATATTATGGAGACTACATAGGATTGAACAAAAATGCGACATCTTAAATGAAACAATGAATGAAAGTTTAGATGAAATATTAAGTTAACATAAAAAAGGAGAGAGATATGTTACAAGAAGCTAAGTTTCCTGTAAAGGAAGTACCAGCAATAGGAGTTGATTCTGAGAGAGAGATAGACTCCACAGGTTATAAGTTTATAGTAAGAGAAGATACTGGTAGAGTTCTTAGTTGTATGACTAATAACTACAAACTAGTAAAGAACGAAACTATAATCAAAGCAGCTAACCCTCTTATCAAGAAGATGGGTGGCAAATTGTCAAATGTTGATGTACTAAGAGAAGGTGCAAAGACTATGATGAAGTGGACATTCCCTGACAATAAAGTCAAGATGTCTAAGAATGATGAGATGATACCAGAGATTAACATTGTTAATAGTTATGATGGGACCGTAGGTCTCAACATACTTGGTGGTGCATTTAGAATTATATGTTCTAATGGTTTGGTTATTGGATTCATAGCATCTAAGTACACGAACAAACATATCAAGACTAACATAGCATTGAATGATTTAGATAGGATTGTTGAAGAGACTGTTAATAATACTTCTATGATATTCAATGAAGAGTTTCCTATTCTTGCAGAAACAAAGTTCCAAGAAAGGCATCTATTGGATTTTATTAGATTGTTTCCAGAGTATGCAAATACAATGGTTACTGATAAGATAATCATAGAGAACCCTAAGACATTTTGGGATTTGCTAAACGTAGGTACTAACATACTTACACATCACATGAATAGAGACATGGATTCTACTCACAATCTTGAAAGCAAACTTTACCCTAAAGTAAAGAAGATGGCATTGAAAGAGGCGAAAGTTGCCGTCGCTTGATTGGTACGATTGTCCTATAGTTATACCTTATTATGGTGGGAAGTATGAGTTGAGCAAAAAGTTTGTTCCTCTCATACCTCACCATGAAAGGTACTTCGAAGTTTTCTCTGGTGGATTATCTATGTTCTTCCGTAAGTCAAAAGCAGAATGGAATGTGCTTAATGACAAAGATAACAACATAGTCAATCTGTATATGTGCATCATACATAAGTTAGATGACCTTGTAAACGAACTTAATTGGATGCCTAAATCCAGAGAACTCTTTGAGAACTTTAGAACAGACGTAAGAGAAAAGAAACCTATTAATATTCCAGACCCACATCAAGCTGCTAAATACTTTTATTGTATAAGGCATAGCTTTAACAAACTAATTCACACGCCTATGTCTATGGGAAAGGATTGGTCTAGAGATTGGAAAGATGAGTTTGAGTATTCAAGAGCTAAAATCAATGGTGCAACTATTGAGAACTTAGATTTTGAAGAACTTATTGATAGATACAAAGCCAACAGCAATGATTTTTGGTACTTAGACCCACCTTATTTTGTCGCAACAGACAGAGGTGATTACTATGCACACAACTTTACTGCTAAAGACCATCTAAGGCTCAAAGAAAAAGTAGATGAACTAGATTCTAAAGGTGCTAAATTCATGGTCTCATACGACTACAGAGACGAGGTGTATGAGTTGTACAAAGATTACAATGTAAAGACCATTGATTTAAAGTACATGGGTGCTACCGATGAAGCTAGGGCAAAGAAAAGAAAAGAATACTTAATATTAAACTACGAACCTGTCAATCAGACAAGTTTGTTTTAAAGGAGATTATATGAAAGAAATACCTAAAGGAGAGAGTATCAAATCTGCTCCTTCAAATGTTGAAGCCGAGGAGGCAATGCTTGGTAGCATACTTCAAGGTGGAGATGTTGAAATGGAAATAGCAATGGCTTGGATACGAGAAGATGAAGCAATGTATTCTACTAAATGTATGCAAGTCTTTCAATGCATGAAGGAAATGTACAATAATAAAATACCAATTGATACAATTACACTATCAGATACAATGATGGATAAGTATGGAGTAAGAGATACTGTATATTTGATGGATTTGGAAGACAGAAGTCCTAGTAAGGTTAAAGTAGAACATTATGCTAGGATTGTATGGGAAAGGTATGTGCAAAGAGAAACAACTAAGTCAGCTCAAGAACTACTTAATGCTAGTTACGATAACTACAATGAGGTAGGGAAGATAATCGAAAATCATAGCAGACTTATTGAAGAACTAAGACACATACAACCTTCTAAATCTAGAGACATATCTGATATTGTTGAAGAAACTAACGTAGCATTGCAAGAACAATCTAATACCATACAGTTTGGTCTTGGTAAACTTGACAACTTCGCAGGAGGTATGACTCGTAAAGAAATTACTGTACTAGGTGGTAGACCTGGCCATGGTAAAACTACATTGATGTTGAACATTGTAAGAGGTTTGATTGAACAAGGATACAATGTAATGCTATTCAATCGTGAAATGAGTAATGTAGAAACAATGAAGAAGTTGTACGTTATGGAATCCAGAGACATTACATATTCTATGATTCGTTCTGGCATTACCGATGATAAGAAACCAGCTCTTACTAGCGTATCTGAATACGTCAAAGATAAGTATGCAAATCTTACAGCATTTGACGACATACGGAATCTTGATGATTGTATTCGTGAGATTAACAAACACAAACCAGATGTAGTTATTGATGACTATATTCAATTGATAGACGTTGGTCTAGGAAATAAAGACAGACGATTCGAGATTGAAAAGATTGTACAAGACTACAAATGGGCAGTCAAACAAAACAATTGTTCTGCATTGTTAGTATCACAACTTAATCGTGACATAGAAAAACGATTCGACCCTAGACCCAGAATGAGTGACTACGCAGAGTCGGGTGTAATTGAACAGACTGCTGAATCAGCAATGTTTGTATTCTATGGATACAACTTTGATAGCGAACGATACAACAGATACAAGAGTGAAGTCATTGTAGCTAAAAGCAGATATGGTACTATCGGAACTTATCCTATGGGTTTCAATGGTAACAAGTGCAAGTTCTACAACGACCACAAAGAGGCGGAAAGAGACACAGTTGCATAAATCTTGTAGGGGATGTTACTACGGCATTGATAGTAAATGCTATTGGTTTAAAGATGTTCAAGGTACATCCCCACAGGAAATCCCTGTATCCGTTGAAGACGTAGGGTGCAAACATTATAAGAATACTAATCTGGTAAAGTCGGAATGGGAACAACTTCGCCTTGTACTAGATAAGTTTGACGGAGAGATACTTAGTGATAAGTATGATGTGTATAAATACAGAAAACCTTATAAAAAGAAGTGGGTTAAAAGTCCACATAAATATTCACACAGAAAGGATGCTCAATGAAAACAATAATAGGTATAGACCCTGGCGCTAGTGGAGCTATTACTTTTACTAACCCAATAGACAAAAAACTTTATACTCACAAATGTCATCCAAGCATATCTGGTAGAGCAGTTATAGTAGAAATGGCTAAGAGTGCTTTTAAAGGAGATGATATAGTAGCATACATAGAAAAGGTTCATGCAATGCCACATGATGGTAGGAGTTCTTTGTTTAAGTTTGGAGTAAATTATGGTGCATGGCTTGGAATACTTCATTCTAAACAAATACCAGTAATAGAAGTATCACCACAAAAGTGGATGAAATTTTGGGAAGTCAAATTAGGACAAAAACTTCCTAAAGTAAAAAAAGATAGAAAAAATAAACTAAAAGAAATAGCTTCTATCTACACAGAAAAACCAGCGACATTATGGAACGCTGATTCAGTTTTAATAACAATGTACGGAGTACATCAAGAAGAGGAGATTAGTAATGATAGAAAATAAAGACAGTATAGATATGTGGATTAATACTTGCAAGGGTATGTCAAAATCTGTATTGATAACAGCAGAACAAAACAACGTAGACAAGTTATTACAAATGTTAAAATTATTTAGGAGAGCAACTAAAAAGTTGGAAATAATTATTGAAATGAGTAAGGAAGAAAGATTTACAGCATAATCTCCTTTGCTGACTGAAAGGATGAGGGGGTAAGTTTTTACTTACCTCTTCGTTCTAGTTCTTTTAATGAGTTTTGTATCTCTATTGGTAATCCAGTATATCTTTTCTTTTTAGACCTAGTTTTTCTTTCTAATCTATCAAAGTAATATGTAGGAAACGCCTCTTTAGTTGTAGGTTCTATAATATCCCTATATATAGTTCTTTCATCTTTTTTCTTAGGATATAATGTAAGTTCTTGCATAGCAGCTGCACCAAGACCATAAGGAGTTTTAGCAGTCATAGGTATATATCTATCATATGTTCTTCCACCCATTTGATTCAATAACCTAGCATATCTACCATAGGTTTCCATAGTATCATCATTAGCATAATCACCAACAGTAAATAATATATTATCTAGGTATTCACTATCTGCGTTTATTAATTCTGTCATTACACCTATGTCCATCATAGTTGCAAATGTAGGGCCTAACTTAGAACCAATAATACCTTTACCATAAAATTCTCTGTTTATTTTTTCTATAGCATCTGGGTCATCATAGTCTGATGTAAACAATAACCATAAGTCATCTAGAAATTCTTTTCCTGTATGTTCAATAAGTGTTTGATTATATCCAGAAACGTAACTTATCAATAATGGAGCCATAAAGTATGCAACAGATACATTCATTGCTTTATGTACGCCTCTAGCATCTTTAACCCAATTAGAAAAACTATCTTCTCCCAATGCACTTAAATCACCTTTTGCTTCTTTATATATAGACCAATTTCTTTCTAAAAATTCCATACCATAATGTTGGAACTGAAACAAAAATTGACCTACACCTTCCCTCATATTTCTTGCTTTTGCATAACCTTCATAATCAAAATGATTAAGTAAGACCATATTCTTTGCATAGTTTTTAGTAATACTTCTTCTTAAACCTTGTACTGTAAGTTTTGATTCTGGATTATTTTCTTTTTCAGTTCTTACTTTGTTTTCTAAATATTGTTGAAACTTAGGATTGCCATCCATTATCTTTTGTATCTGAGCAAATGCAATTTCAGCAGTTAGTTTTCTATTAGCATTTTCTACACTCCTATGTAAACCAGCACTTATGTTTGCAATCTGACCCATCTTAGTAGCGAATATTTTAGAACCTTTATATAAGAAACTTTCTTCATCTGCATAAACTATCTTACCATTTTCATCCATCCTTCTTATTCTGTTAAAAGAAGCAGACTCACTACTTATACCAGATTCTATAAGAGCTTCTGATGTATCCATAAAAAGATTTTCTTTTTTCATAAAATCATCTAAGTCACCACCAAATATTTCCGTAGCTCTTTTTTCCTGTAAATACTTTCTTGATTCTCTAACTGCTGAATAACCAAATGTTGCAAAGTTCATCAAATACTGAGTAGCGTTTCTAGCTGCAGAACGTACACTAAAACCTAGTTTATTAGTAAATTGGTATGAGAGTAAGGCTTTTTTAATTTCGTGCATTGAACCAGCATTCTTTACCCTACCATTTACAGAACCGTACAAGCTATTTATTATATCAACAATCTTGCCTGCGTATTGAGATTCCTTGTTATACATTGACCTTGCTTTATTTAAAGAATCAATCAATCCACTTTTAACAAACACTTGAGTATTAAATTTATTAACATCATTAATGTATGTGTTTATAACATCAATAAAATTCATACTGTATTCATTGTAACCATCTCTTTGTCTAGACTTACCATAATCTGGTATTGCTACCTTAATATCTCTAATAATCTCATCTATAGATTTACTGTCATGTTTCATATCTATTAATGCTGTATCTAATTCATCAAAGTGTTTCATCATTCCATCCATCATCTTAGCATTAAGTTGTTTTGTAAAATGGGGAAAGTAACCTTCTGAATATCTAGGCATTAATCTAGAACGTAAGTTTTCTTTTAACTGATTTAAGTTATCTACAGTAAGTTTAAAACCTTTTTTGTTTTCTATTTGTTTAATAACAATATTTATTTTTTCATCAATACCATTTCTTAATACTCTATAGGAATCTTCCATCAAAGAATTGTATTTTATCAATGGACTAATTACGTCAGAAGATACTCCCAATTGTTCTAAATATGTGCGAGTTTCAGAATCAGTTAATCTTACAAGTTTTTTACCACTATCATATTGCTCAACTCTATTAATAGCATCTCTATCTCCACTATCTGCTAATGCCTTTTCTGCCTTGTATTTAATATCTATAGCTTTAGGCATTTTATCTTCTACTACTTTTATAAAATCAACAAAAGTTTTTACAGAACCACTATTTTCAAAATCTTGCAATATCTTTCTTGCTTCGTTTTGTTCTGTTTCTGTTCCACTATCTAATGCTTTTATATAATCTATTTCTAATTGTCTGTGTTTCTTTAATGCAGAATTAAGTTTTGAAGTGCTAAATACACCAGTTATGCCACCAGATGCTCTTATTTGGTCAACTACATCTTTAAATTGTTTGTTAAGATTATCTTTTCTTTTGTTATCATTGTCAACTATCTTTCTAAGATTCTTTAAACTTTCTGCTAATACTGGGTCTCGTTTACCCAATACTGTTCCAACCATAAATCCTTCAGTAGTTTCAAACTGTGTAAACTTTCCACTATCTACCCTTTGAGCATATCTATTTAAGTCTCTTATAAAAGAATTTATATTGCCACTAGTAAGAAATGCACCACCCTGTTCTGGACTTAACAACATGGCATATTCCATTTCTATATTAAATCTTGATTCAAACATTGACATAGCTGCTTGGTATGGAGATTGTATATTACGAGCAACCATATCTGTACTCGCCCATTTTTCTATACCATCAAGTAATTTTAATGCTTTTCTATTATATGTTTTATCGCAATCTACTTGCATTTTGCATATTCCTTCATCATTCTAAATGATTCATATCCAGAGTCTCTCATAGGATTTTGCCTAACTCCAGTCATTAAATCCTCATGTACTTGATTAACACTTTTAAGCATATTAAGTAAAGTATTTGAAGACTTAATTTGTTTAGGTTTAAACTTTAAATATTTCAAATGAGTAAACATAGGATTATCTTTTACATGACGAGGTAATCCATTTTCATCAGCCATAGTAAATATATCTTTTTTAATTATTTCTAAAAGTTGTTCATCATTATCCAATCTTTGTTTTAAATATTTCATAGGATTTAAATAATCTTTCCTAGATGAAAGTTCATCTAAATCATTTATTGAATCAATAAATTTTCTATAATCTTCTTTTGACTTATCTGGCATCATATCTGCGTAACTCATGTAAAATTGAGTTACTGATTTATTTATAGTTGATAGTGGATTAGATGGCAACATCTGAGATAACCAATCAAAATCAGAATTATCTTGTCTCATTCTATTTTCTACATTTTTAGTAAAAGGCATTAATCCAAATCGTTCCATATTGGAATCTGTTAAATTCATCATAGAAATATCTTTGTCAAAAAATCTTCTATAATGTTCATTAGACTCTATCATTCCACTCAATATCCACTCACCCCATTTTTGAGATTGTTCTTTAGCATCAATAGTGTCGCCTAATTCTAATTTTCCATTCGCCAATCCAACTATAGTTTGTAATCCATGTCTGTATCTAGCACTTTCTTTGTAAGGCATTGCTACTGGTCTATTGTTAAATATTCCTATGTCATCTCTGTTTCTAATCGGTTCCATATATGCATAAAGAAAATTTATTCCATGCTTTTCTATCATTGATATTAAATAATTTTGTCTTAACTCAAAAACACTACTCATGTCACCTTTATGTTCTTCAACATATTTAAATACTTCATTGTTTGTTATAAGAGATTCTTTTCCATATGGAAATATTTCATCAAGTAATGTATTAGAACCATAAGTCTGTTTGTTAAATTCTTTTATTGCCTTCAAGTCTGTCATTGCAATATCATCTAATGTTTCAGTCCAACTATCATATCGAGTTCCATGAAAGTTTCTTAACATTGCATTCATTGTATTTGCATGAATAATGCTTGTTTTTAAGTCACTATCTTCTATAGCAACATACTTTTTATATTTTAAATCTTTAGGATGTATTTTTCTTTTAACAGATTCTGGGTATTTTTCTCTAAGTTCATTAGTTAATTTGTTTATAACCCAATCTATGTTTGATATTTTTTTCTTTTTCCACTTCCAAGAATAATTAGTTTTTTCTATTTGTTTCTTTTTCTTATCTAAGTTTTTAATTATTGCTACTTGCCTATTAAACCTTTGAGTGTCGTCTTTTATTCCTTTCGATATTTCATCGGACCTCTCAACAAAAGCATCCTGTTCTTCCTGTGTATTTCCTGTAGGTTCCTGTTGGTCAAATGGGTCTTGCAATCTTGCATAGTCTTCAAATCTAGAAGGACTAGATACTAGTCTATTATACCAATTATCTATTTCTTGAAATGTTTCTATATCTAAGTTGTATTCTTTTTTATTTTCTAATAAATCTCTTGTACCTATCTGAACAGCGATTCTATCTAAATAATTGCCGCCATCGCCTTTAGCAACATTTTCAACTGCATCTGCTATTGGTTCAAATCTATTTTGTTTTTTATCTAATAATGTTTCTAAATATTCTTTATTTTTTATATCAGACTTTTTATATGCTAAGAATCTATTTAATCCATCATATACATCTTCATGGAAACTTTTAAATACTTTACTAGCCATATTCATATCATAAAAACTAGTTTTTCTTTTTTCACCAGCAACATACTTACTATCACCAAAAGCATTAAGAAGTTTATTCTGTTGATTCAAAAACTCTTTTATAATCAATTTATCTGCATCATTTAAATCTTTTGTGCTTTCTTGATACTTACCATCTACTAATTCATATTTAGAAAATATCCTCACTCTTTGACCGTTAGCGGTTCTTCCATTTTTTAATATATCTTTTAAGTCTTGAGAACTAGCATCTGTAGGAGATATTGAATCTGCATATTTTGGAAATAAAAAATTATCCGCCCATTCATATATATTCCCTGCTATATTTTTATTTAATTTATTTGCACCATCAATAATATATTGAACCTCTAAAGCTGCTCTTTGATAATAAGCAAGAGATTCTGTATCAATTGTAACAACTTCTGTTGTTTTTCCATTTGCATCAACATCAGAATTATAAAGAATCGAAGGTCCTATTAAGTTTCCTTCATCATCTTCTGTAACTACATTTTCCCATGCTTTTACTTTTTTTGTTAAATGATTTCTATTCGCTAGGTTTTGTAAATAATTTAATTTTCTAGGAGTTTTCTGTGCTAATCCAATTGCTTTTTTAAATGCTATGCTTTGACCCATCTTTTGCAATGTAGCTTTTCTAGAATCTGTAGCATTCATTTGAAATGTAAAAGAAGGTTTCTCTTGTAAGTCATTAGGGTCTATTCCTTGAACATAAAATGCTTGATTTCTTTTGATATAATCAAACATATAGTCACTATGTGCAAAGAAGTAATCTACTTTATCAGCATCGTAATCACCTTCATATACATTAGCAATATCATAACTGTTAATCTCCACACCCAATCCCTGTTCTTTATCTAAGAAACCTTTTAATCCCAATAAGGTTATATCATTAGGTCTTGTTCTTGGATTTCTTCTTGATACTATTCCAATTTCATATCTTGTATTTACTAATTTAGATAATTTTTCTAAAAAATCGTGAACACTTCCTATTGTTCCATTACTAAATATATCATCTAAATTTTCAATAACTTTATTATCTGCATCTTTTATTTTTAAAAGTTTTGCTAATCCTTCAGTATCTTTTATTTGTTTAGCAAACTCTTCTTTAAATTGTTCCAATGTTAATACTTTAGTATTTTGGACTATTCTAATATTTTTATCGTCAGGCAATTCAGATAAACTAGTATCTCTTTCTTTATGTGGAAGGGCTATTTGACCTCTTAATATCATTTTATTATTAGAATCAAACAATGTAGGAAACAATCTAGTTTTTAATCCTTCACCTAAAAATGACTTAGCAGATTGAACTAGTGGAGCTTGCCCTCCATATCTATTAGATTGCAATGCTAGGTTTTTATCTTCTTCAGAATAAACTCTATTAGTAATAGACCTTCTTGTGCTAAACAATGTGTCTATATATTGTTGTGCTAAATACTTTTGAACTTGACTTGAACTATAATCATATGGATTAGCCGCATCATTTAATTGCAAGTAATACATCATATTGCTAAGATTAGATAAAGCTCCTTGTTCTGGGGAATCTGGTATATTATTTTTTTCCAATTGTTCCCTCATAAAAAAGTTCATTTTATAAGGGTCCGCCATTATAGATTCCATTTGATTTAAGTTAGCAGTTAACTCGTCTATCAATCCTTTAAATGCATCTCTATGCTCATCTCTATTCATATAATTATAATCAGCGTCAGACTCACTTGCAGATAAAAGGTCAGCATCTTTTTCTGGTCTAAAACCTATAGCATCTAAATCTATCTCTCTTATAAATGTATTCCTATCTGTTATCCTGTAATCTTTTAAATCATTCCACTCCAATCCCTTAAGAATACTATCTTGTTCTTCTCCATCAACTATCTTAGGGTCGTATATTTTTGCACCAGAATCGCTTAATAATATATCTACAGGGTTTTTATCAAAGAACCCATCTAATGCTGGGCTATAGACAAAAAGGGTTTTACCATATAGTAATGTTTTACCTTCTCCTTGAGATGATATTATTGGTTTAATTGGATTTTTAGAATCTGGACTGTGACCCATCATTGTATGATATTCAGACATAGCACCTTTAGATAAAAATGCTATACTATCAAAGCCAGAAACTTTTTCATGCGCTCTTCCTACAATATTTTTTCTATCGTATCCTTCTAGTTCTGGTATCTGGTCTTTAAATTCATTAACAACATCATCAACAATCTTTGCCATATTTTCTGTGCTATCATCCCATATAGCTACTCTATGTTTTCCATCTCTCAATCTTTCTTTTAACAACTCAGAAACTGGGTCTGCAAAATCTCGTTCAATAGCTGCTCTAGATTGTATAATAGATTCTAAATAAGTTTTTGTTGGTCTTATAAAGTTTTTAGTAGTTACTAGTTTAATTCTTTTAATGTATTTATCTACCTCAACTGCATCTTTAGAATTAAGAACTCTTAATAATTCAGTATCGCTATCACTTTTCAATGCAGTTTCAAGTATTAAATATTTCATAGCAGTTTCAATACTTGCTTCGTCATAAGAATGCTCGTTCTTAGTTCCATCAAAAGTATCTTTTAATGCTTGTATTGGTTTTTTGTTTTCAAGTAAATCTTTATATTGATTATAAAATCTTTCAAAGTCTTCAACAACCTTAACCATATCGCTACGATTAATTACTATACTGTCCATCCCATCATAAATATCTAATTTCACTATACCAGTTTCAATACTAGATAATCCTTTTTCATTCAAACCAGTATCTAGGTTAGCCATTGAAATATTTACATTTTTTAATTGATTAGCAACTCTACTCCTTACTTCATTTATTTTTTTTATTTCTAATTCGCTTAATCCTTCCGTACTTAGTATGTTATAAGTTCTTTCTTGTATGTAATCTTTAAAATCTGTATAAACTACATTATTATCAAAAATTGAATAATTTAATTTTAAACTATTAAGTTTTTGAAATACTGGATTATCTTGAAAAAATTCTTTTTCTTTGTCAGGGTCATATTTAATAGTTGAATTTCTAATAGACATTACAGGAACTTCTATCCTGTCTTTTAAACTAAAAACTACTTGAGTTACATCCTCTATTACCGCACTTCTTTTTTTATCATTTAAGTCTTTAAACTCTACTCCATCTAAAACTACATCTCTTTGTAATCTATTTATAGATTGTTGATTAAGATTTCCAAAATCATCTAACATATACTGTTGACTTTTAAATCTATTTGATTTTTCAAAAGGAGTTTCATTGGAATAATCAACATACTTAACAGTTCCATCTTGGTTTTCTATTCTAAAATTATATTTTCTATAAAAGTCATCTATTCCAATCGAAGGATTTTTTACTTCATCCCTTGCTTCTTTAACATATCTCCTATCAATCTTTTGCCTTTCCTCTATTTCTCTTAATATAAATTCATCTG